TTTCTGGTATGGAATCAGACTTTCTTGAGCAGTTGTCTCGTCAACTAAGTGCTGGACAAACAGGAATTCAATAATGGATGTCGAAAGCCTAGCCAAAGAGTTAATTCTTAAGAACATGACTTCTGAACAGCAGATGGCTGTTTTGGATTCAGTTCGTGAGTCTGTTGCTCAAGCCAAAGAAGTGCAAAAGCGCAAGATTGGCGAGAATGTTGACTTGGTTGTCCAAGCACTCAAGAAGATTGAGTCCGACATTACCACCCGATTTGAAGCAGTTGGTAACTCTATTGAGAAACGAGTCTTGTCTATCAAAGACGGGCGAGATGGTTCTAATGGTAAAGACGGGCGTGATGGTAAAGATGGCAAGTCAGGCAGAGATGGTCTGAAAGGCGATAGAGGTGTTGACGGGCAAGCTGGTCGTGATGGAGTTGATGGAGTTGATGGTGTATCGGTAGTCAATGCAAACATTGACTTTGATGGTTCTTTGATAATTTCGTTGTCTGATGGTCGAGAGATTAATGTTGGTGAGGTTGTATCTCCCGACATTGCTGAAAAGATCAAAGTCATTAGCACAATGTCTACCAATGCGGCTATTGCTATCAAGGATGAAGGTACATCTATAACCAGCGCAGTTAAGAACATTAACTTTGTTGGCGCAACAGTTACTGCTACCAATTCAGGGGATGATGTAACTGTTAATGTGAGTGCTGGTACAGGCACAGTCACAAGTGTGGCGGCTAGTGGTGGCACAGGTATTAGCGTCAGTGGTAGCCCAATTACAACTACTGGTACTTTGACTATTACCAACACTGCACCAGATCAAACAGTTGTTTTGACTGCTGGCACAGGCATTAATACAAGCGGAACTTACCCTAGTTTTACTGTAACTAACTCAGCACCTGACCAAACTGTTGCTATAGCTGCTGGCACAGGTATTAGCACTAGTGGGACTTATCCAAACTTCACTGTTACCAATTCTGCGCCAGATCAGACTGTTGCTTTGACTGGTGCTGGAACTACATCTATCAGTGGCACATATCCTAACTTTACTGTTACCTCAAATGATGCTTTCACAGGCACTGTTACTTCTGTTACAGGAACTTCTCCAGTTGCATCTAGTGGTGGTACTACTCCTGCTATATCTTTGTCTGCTGGTTATGGAGATACACTAAACCCTTATGCCTCTAAGACTGCAAACTTTGTTTTAGCCGCACCTAATGGCAGTGCTGGAGTACCAACATTCAGGGCAGTTGTTGTCGCTGACATTCCTACACTGAATCAGAACACTACGGGTACGGCGGCATCTACGCCTAAGTTACTGACTACAAACTTCACTATTGAGGAATCTGGCGGTAAATTGATATTTAAAAATGGTGCTACTACAATTGCGTCAATGTCGTCAACGGGAATCATTACATCTGCGGCTAACATTGTTGCAAATGGAACACCTTAAAGGAAAATAAATCATGGCACAAATTACACTTAATTCAACAGGAGTAGCCAGTAATGGCGCTCTTGTTTTGCAGAGCAATGGAACTACAGCAGCAGTCACTATTAATTCAAGTCAAGGCGTAGAGTTTAACGCTGGTTCAGCGGCACTTCCTGCCATCACCACCACAGGCGACACCAACACAGGTATCTTCTTCCCTGCTGCTGACACCATTGCTTTTTCTGAAGGTGGTGTAGAGGCTGCCCGTATCGACTCTAGCGGCACATTCCGAGTAAAGGGCGCAGGAACTGCTGGCAGCACGGACGCTTTCCAAGTGGCGGGAACTGCACCAGCGTCTGCTATGGTGCTGAATTCAAGTGGGAATTTGTATTTGGGCGCAATTTCTTCTGCCCTTGCAAATGAAAACATCCTTACAGGTGGTCAAGGTGGCGGCATCCAATTGATTCGTAACGCAAGTGCGTCCCCAACCAGTGGTCAAAGTTTAGGTTCTTATGCTTGGAAAGGTGCAGACAGCGCAAACAGCAACGCCGCCGCTGAAGCAATGATCGAGGCAGTTGCCGCAGAAAACTTTAGTGGTGTCGCCGCTGGCACAAATATGTTGTTCTACACAAAGGCAATTGGAACAGGGCCGGGGTCTTCGCCATCAGAACGTATGCGTATCGACTCCAGCGGTAACTTGGGTGTTGGGGTAACTTCACCATTATCAAGAATTGATGCTCGTGCCGCAAGTGCGACTATTGATAACTACCAACAAATCCAAGCAATTACTACAAATTCTGCGGCTATCAACCTTGGTGGTGGTATTGGTCTTGGTGGCTTCTACTCTGGAACAGCAGCGGTTGCAATATTTGGAAACGTTACTGGTCGCAAAGAAAATGCTACAGATGGAAACTTTAGTGGATATTTAGCATTTGGAACTAACAACAACTCTACTGGTATTGTAGAACGAGCCCGTATCGACTCCAGCGGTAACATGGGTATTGGTACTACTACCCCTAGCAGTAGACTTGAGATTGTTGGCGTAAATCCAAAATTAACAATCAATGCAAATGACATTGTAAATGGAAGAACTGCCACACTAAGTTTAATTTCTGGTACAAGTGCCGACCCCACTAGCCTTTGCCAAATTATGTATGGTGCGAGCAATTCAACAACTGCCGGAACTTTAGTTTTTGTTGAGGGTGATGGTACGACACAACGGATGCGTATTACACCTGCTGGCGAAGTAGTTATCAACAATACAGTCGCCTATAACTCCGCAAGACTTGCAGTTGCTGGTGACCTTGAGGCTCGTGGAAGCATGAAGTCTTACCAATCGACTAGAGGCGGTTTAGCAATTGGAGCATCGGTAGATTTATTCTCAATACCAGCGGGTTCTTTTGGCACGGGTATTAGTATGATTGCCTATGTCGAGCAACGAGACGATAACATCGGCGCTTTGTCTAACTATCAATTTAGCATCACTGGCTGGGGTGGCTCTGGCGTAACCGTCAATGTTGCCAGCAATCAAGGTTATGGCGCTGGTTCTCCATTAACTGTAAGCACTGGCACTTCTGGCGGCAGTGCGTTTGTCACCCTCACAAATGCTTCTGGTAGGACATCCACTTCATTGACTATGGTTGTTATCGTACTTCTATCGTACCCGTCAATTACTTGGGGCTGGTAATTTTTTAATTTCTTTAAGGAAAAATCATGACAACAATCGCATGGACAATTGATTGGATGGAAACATCCACACAGGTAATCGACGGCTATTCACAGGTGGTATTGAGTGCTGGATGGCGCTGTACTGGCACGGATGTGGTTCCACCCCCAGCAGGCAGTGCCGAGACTGTACAGCCTACTGTTTATACAGCATCAAACTACGGTGTATCAACATTCCCTATTCCAGCAACAGGTGGCTCATTTACACCCTACGACCAACTTACACAACAGCAGGTGGTTGGTTGGTGTTGGGACACAGGGGTTGATCAGGTCGCTACTGAAGCCGCAATTACTGCCAATATTGACGCCCAGCTTAACCCAACAGAAGTGCAATTGCCTTTGCCTTGGGCTGCGGCATAATTGAATGAGGGCAAACCGCTGGCCCAAACAGCGGAAATTACACGGAGAGTATTTCATGCAAAAAATTGCACTTTCAACTGAGCTGGTCAACGCAATCCTGCAATATTTGGGCAACCAAAAGTTTTTGGATGTGGCGCAACTGATCAACAGCATTCAGCAAGAAGCACAAGCTCAAGTTGCACCCGCAGCCCCAGCCGACGCACCTGCTGCTGAGTAAACGTCAAGTTGAGCGGAAATTACTTCATGGAACCCATACACGAACTTGCCACTGAAACCGACAAGCGTTTAAGTGTTCATGAGGCGATTTGCGCTCAACGATATGAGGGCATTCAAGCCCGCTTTGACGATGGTTCCAAGCGCATGACCAAGATTGAGTACTTGCTGTACATCGTGATCTTGGCTGTGCTGCTTGGCCCCGGTGTTGCGGCTGAAATGGTCAAGAAAGTGTTCGGACTATGAATTGGTCCGACGTCCTCAAAGCCGTCATCCCTATCGTGGTGATGTCACTGGCTTGGCTGCTTGGCCAAGTCAACAGCTTTTCTGAGCGACTGACAAAAATTGAGGGCAGCATGCCAGCCCTAATCACTAAAGAAGGCATCCCAACCGATTCTCCAATTTCAGCCGAACGTAGGGCGGTTCTCAAAGAACAGTTGATGAGCCACATCAACGAGTTGCAAGTCAAAGTCAGGCTCCTTGAAGAGCGCGAAAAAATGGTGAAAAAATGATCCCAATCGTTGCCACACTCCTTGGGACCCTTGCTGAAAACGGCTTGGGTCTTTTGTCTTCTGCGATCCAAGCCAAGGGCAAGCAGGTTGTCGAGCAGACGCTTGGCGTCAAGATCTCCGACACGCCAAGCCCTGAAGAGGTCAGCAAGCTGCGTCAGCTTCAATACGACCATGAAGAGCGCTTGCTCGAGCTTGGCATCGAGAAAGCCCGCTTAGAGCAGGAAGAACTCAAAGCCTTGCTGGCGGCCCAAGCCAACCAAGAAAACAACATCACCGACCGTTGGAAGTCCGACATGGCCTCCGACTCGTGGCTGTCCAAAAACGTGCGCCCCGGCACGCTGGTCTACATCCTGACGGCTTATTTGCTGTTTGCGTTGCTTGACGGCGCGGGGTACAAGATTTCCGAATCCTATGTCCAACTGCTGGGCCAGTGGGGCATGCTGGTCATGACTGCCTACTTTGGCGGTCGCACTGTCGAGAAGGTCATGGAAATGCGCAAAGGGGGTGACAAATGAGTCTCAGCCAAGAACAAGCTGCATTTCTGTTGGATGCCTGCAAGCTGATTCAGTACGCCACAGAGCAGGGCTTTATGGTCACTGGGGGTGAATTGGCCCGCACGCCGGAGCAACAAGCTTTGCACGTCAAGGCCGGTCGCTCCAAGACCATGAATTCGATCCATTTAAAGCGGTGTGCAATTGACTTGAACTTCTTTAAAGATGGGCAGATAATATGGGACAAGGGAATTCTTGCGCCTTTGGGTGCATTTTGGGAGTCTTTACACCCCAAAAATCGTTGGGGAGGCAACTTCAAGTCGCTGGTCGATTGCCCGCACTTTGAACGCAACGTCGGATAACGGAGAAGAAAATGACAGTCGCAGCCGTAATGACGTATGACTCGTTGGTCAACGACATCCAGACCTATCTGGAGCGTACTGATCAACAGACATTGGACAAAATTCCGCAGTTCATTATGTTGGCGGAGCAGATCATTGCGTCTGAGATCAAATTCCTCGGCAACCTCTCTGTGGTCACAAGCAACATGGTCACCTCAGAAAACATCATCCCCAAGC